GTATCATCGAGTTCTTGGTCGCTCGCGCCAAGGCTCAGGGCTAATTAGCCATGTCGCCGCCCTCTGACAGTAAAGACGTGGATATCCTCTTGCTGATCTCGCGTCAGGATAAGATGGAGGGCGATGTCAACGAATTGCACTCTAAGCAGCGCGAGACAGCGACCAAGATCGACCAACTTTTTCTTAGCGCCGACGATCTAAAAAACCGGGTGCGCATCTTGGAAGCCCACGATCAGAATATCTTTGATTCCCATCATGACGTATCCAAACGCGTAGAAATGATGGAGTCGAAAGTGGATGATATGCGCTCCAATCTCTCGCGGGTGCTGGAAGGCCAGATGCAGATTCTGAATTCCAACATCGCCACGCGGGAGGAGTTCAACAACGTCCTGACGACCCAGGCCGTGCAGCACACCGAAAAGATCAAAGCGCAATCATCGCAGCATCTCGAAAAAATGAAGCGGCTGCGACATATCATCTATCTCGGCGGCGCCGCCCTTATTATCGTCGTCCAATGGTGGGCCTCGCATACCGGACAGCAAACGCTGATTGATTCCGTGCTGAAGTTCGTTGTGGGCGGCCAATTGTGAGTCTGCGCGTCCGCGCTATGGTGATCCTGGGCACGATAGAGGCGGTGACACTGATCGTCATCGTCGTGGCCTCGCTCACCTACCTGCACCGGGCCGGCTTGGCGCAAGCGCAGCAGCACGCCGAGGATGCCCTGCGGCTGATTCGCGCTGCTGTCGCTGAGAGTTTGTTTGTCGTCAACGAGCATTCGGCTGCGGAAGTGATCGACTCCGCTTTCTTCGAGATCCCCGCCATCACCTACCTGCAAATCACCGGCGATGATGGCCGGATGATTGCCGAGAAGCGGAAAGGTTCGGACCTGACGGGCAGGGCGCTTTATCTGCATGACGCGATTGAACTCGGCGGCGTCGAGTTTGGGAAATTGCATATGCACTTCTCCACCGCGCAAGTGTCCGCTGCGGTGGAGCGCCAGAGCCTCATTCTCGGCAGCTTCGCCCTCGTCGGCCTGATTATCTCGGGGCTCATCACTTGGTTCGCCACCCGCAAGTTGGCGGAGTTGCTGCAAGCAATGGAGTCGGGGCTGAAAGACCTGGCCGGCCAGGCGCCGCCTGACCCGATGCCCGTGCCGCCGGGGCAGGAACTGGGCCGGTTGGTGAGCGCGTATAACCATCTGATCGAGAGGCTGCATCCGTCATGACCCCCGTCCTCCCCCTATCCTGGGGCGCCAAAGTGGCCCCCGATTTCCGCACCCGTCTCTATCTGCTGGTGGACGAATTCGGCTGGCCCGAGGAACGCGCCAGTTGGTTGATGTCCGTCATGGCCTTTGAAACCGGCCGGACCTTCAGCCCCAGCATCCGCAACCCCGGATCATCGGCGGTGGGATTGATCCAGTTCATGGCCGCGACCGCCCGCAACTTGGGCACCCGCACCGCCACCCTGGCCAGTTTGTCCGCCGTCTCGCAACTGCATTATGTGCAACGCTATCTGGCGCCGATGGCCGACCGCATCGAGTCCCTGGAGGATCTCTACATGGCCGTGCTGTGGCCAGCCGCCATCGGCAAACGCTCCGACGCCCTGCTGTGGGCCAAAGGCGCCAACCCCTACGCCGCCAATCGCGGCCTGGATCTGGACCGTAACGGCCGGATCACCAAGGCCGAAGCCTGCGCCAAGGTTCGCGCCCTGCTGGTCGAGGGCTACGCCCCCGGCAAGGTCTGGGAGCCCCGCCCGTGAGCTGGTCCGACCTCACCGACGGCATGAACGACGTACTCGTCACCACGTTCGGCGAGGCGATCACCTACGCCCGTGGCACCACCACCCGCGCCGTCCTGGCCGTGATCGACAAGTTGTCCGATCCGTGGCTGAACGAGGGCCAAATCCAAATTAGTCAGCACCATTACCAGGCCGAGATCGCCATCCCCGCGCTCACCAGTGAGCCCCTGATCGGCGACACCCTGACCACCGCCGCCGGCACGGTGTACGTCGTGGACCAGCCGCCCATCCACGATCACGGCCTCTATCGCCTGATCCTGCGTAAGCAACCATGACCACCGCCGCCACCCTGACCGGCTCACCCCTCATTGGCAGCCCCCAGGCGGGCGCCAGGACGCGCATGATCCAGACGCAGATTACCGACCGCATCGCCGCCCTGTTGCGCACCTGCATCGGCGCCGGCTATCCCTCCCGGGTTGGCACCACCGTCCTTGTCGGCCAGGTGAAAGGCGCCGAACAGCAGGCCCCCGCCTGTTTCGTGATTCCCGAAACGCTCAACGCTGAACCGAAATACGCGGCGCACCAGATCACCCGGGCCTACCGTATCGCAGCATTCGCCAAACTGAGCAGCCATCCGACCTATGAAGAGCACGGACTGATCGACCAAATCATTCGTGATGTGCGCGCGGTGATGGAGACGCGCGACGCCGTGCCGGCTATTGGCCTGGTCGCCCTCGACGCCACGGTGCAATTCCAATCAGCCGCCCCCGGCTATCACGAAGACGGCGGCCAACTGGTCGGCGCCGCCCTGCAATATCAGATCACTTTCACCCAGGCGGCTCCGCCCGCTTAACCCCCTGACCTAAATAGGAAACCGCCATGCCTTCCGCAAAAGACGCCCTCCTCCGTTACGAAGCCGGCCAAACCGCCGTGGCCCTGTCCGCCCTTACCGATTCCGGCAACCATATGGCCTTCACCGGCTCGGCCTCGCCCTGGTCGCGCCGCGACGGCTTCACCCCCGTCATCCGCCCCAACGGCTTGCTGACCGGTGGCGTGGTTACGCCCGCCGCCTCCGGCCTGGCCGATGCCGTGGATGTCTCCGCCGGCACCCAATACATCGGCGGCGCCCTGGTGTCCTTCAATGCCGCCGTGGATCTGGTCGTCACCCGCCCGGCGGATGCCAATACCCACATCATCGACAGCATCGCCGTAGCCTCGACAGGCGTAATTTCGGATATCGACGGCAAGGACCATACCGGGTTCAGCGAGACCCGCGATGCCGACGGCGGCCCCCCCCTGATCCCGGTCGCGTCCGTCGAACTGGCGCAAGTGCGGCTCGCCGCCAAGGCATCCGCCGCCGTCGCCGCTTCCGAGATCTTCAGCGTGGCCGGCGTCCATTGCGAGCGGTCGGATTATCCGGTCTACGATGTGGACTACTACCTGGGCAAAGTGACGTTCGTCGATGATCTGCCGCTTATCCATACCGGCGGCGTCGCCAAAGGGGTTTATGCCTCCTATGCCGCGCCCATCTTCGCGGATGTCAGCATCGCCGCCGATTTCGTCGCCCCGGAGGATTCCTACTCCGTCAGTTCCACCCAGGTTTACGGCAGGACCATCGGCGCGACTTCTTCCAGTCTGGGGCAGGGCTCCTTCATGGCCTACCTCAATGATGGCGTCACCGATGCCCTGGTCGGCCTGGCCGGGCAAAACCTCTGGTTCAAGTTCTACCCCAACAAATATCAGGCCCCCTACCTGATGTGCCAAGGCATCCTCGGTATCACCCGCGCCTATCCCGCCGGCGACAACATCACGGCCTCCTGCACGATTAACGCGGAATCCGCCGCCCGCAACGTCGCCGCTTGATGATGAACCGCCTACCCACGCCGGTTACCGTGATCGTCGCCGGCGTGGGTATGGTGGCGCTCATGGCCATCCTTTATGGCGGCTATTGGGTTGGCAAATACGCCTCGTATCAGATTTTTTACCAAGAGCACGTGCGCGCCACCGTCCGCGAGATGGTGCGCGCCGACGCTCTCCAGGAGTTGCCCTAATGGCGTTCAATGTTTCCGGCTTTGTGCAGGCCCCCTGGCAGCATCGTACCCAGGAAGTTCCCGTCCCGGAACTGAAAGCCTGGTTCGATGACGGGGAGCCGGCAGTGTTCACGGTGCGCGGCCTGACGGCGAACGAGATCGCCCGCGCCAACAGTGCCAGCCAGGCCCACCGCCGCGAGGCGGCCTTGGCCGAGGCCCTGACCTCGGGCAGCAAAAGCGAGATCACCGGCGCCGTGCAGGCGGCCCTGGGGCGGGGCCCCGATCTCGATCCCGATATCCCTCGGCGCATGGAGATGCTATGCGCCGGCTGCGTCTCGCCGCCCTGTGATCTGGAACTGGCGCGCAAGCTCCAGGAGCATCACGGCGTGATTTTGTTCAACCTCAGCAACGTGATTCTGTCCCTCACCGGCCTCGGGTCCGACGTGGAAAAAAAGCCCGCGCCCTCTACCAAGACGCGCGCGTCCGCGCCGCCCTCGTCCTCGCCGAGTTGAGAAACAAAATGCTGTACGAAGTGCGGCCGGACATCATCCCCGAGGGCTGGCTGACCGATCTCGAACTCTCCCTCTGGGTGCTGCACTCGGAACAAAAGGCCGCGCAAAAACATGGCTGATTTAAGCAAAACCATCCAGATTGTTTTCGAGGCGGTTGACAATACCGGGACGGGGATTGCCGCGCTGTCAAAAGGCGTTGGCGACCTGGCGGGCAATCTGGAAGCGGCCACCGCGCCCTTTGCCAATCTCAGCAAGGCCATCCTAGCATTCGATGCCCTGGTGGTGGGCCTGGCGGCGACGCTGGGCGGGGCGGCCATCAAGGAAACCGCCCAGTTCGAGGAATCCATGTACCTGGTCGCCAAGCAAATGGGCGATACGGGCAAAAGCATGGAGGATGTCAAGGACGATATCGAGGGCGTGGGCCTGGCCTATGGCATCAACGCCAACGAGGTGGCCAAATCCACCGCCGCCTTCCTGGCCGCGGGCTACGACTACGAAACCTCCGCCAAACTGGTGGCCGCATCCACCCAGTTAATGATCGCGGGGGAACTGGACGCCAAGACCTCGACCGACGCGATCACCGCCAGCCTGGCCGGATTCAAGGTGCCGGCGGGGGAGGCCGCCGAGGCGAGCGTCAAGATCGGCGATGTCCTCAACAAGATTGGCGACATTTCCTCGGGCGCCTTCGACCAGATCGTAGACGGCTTCAAAACCATCGCCCCCACGGCTAAGGACGCCGGGCTGTCGATGGAGCAGGCCGCCGCCGCCATCGCCACCATCGTTGATACTGGCTACTCCGGGTCCGAAGCGGCCAATGCCCTCAAGTCCGGCCTGGTGCAATTAGTGGACCCGCCCAAGGACGCCCGCGACGCCCTGGCGGCCCTCGGGGTGGAACTGACCGACAGCAACGGCAAGCAAAAGCTGGCCGGCGATATCATGGCCGATCTGGCCGGCAAGTATGGCGGGTTGACCCAAGAGCAAAAGTTACAAACCGCCGCCGTCATCTTCGGCAAGGATCAGGCGGGCAAGCTCAACGCCCTGCTCGGCGACTGGGGCAAGTCCCAGGATTACGTCGCCCAGATGCTGGACAAGACCACCGGCGCCGTGGGCTCGATGGCCAAGGAGGTCGAGGGCAAGCTGCAAACCCTGCAATCATCCATCGACCGCAGCAACGAAGCCTGGCGGCAATTCCTGGAGAACCTGGGCGCCAAGATCACCGAGGGCGGCGACTTTCAGGGCCTCGTGGACAGCCTGGGCAAGCTGGGAACGGCGCTCAAGGAGGTCATCAAGGACGGCGATCTCGACCCCCTCATCAAGCCGTTCCAGGATGCGTTCAAGGTCATCGGCGAATTGTTCGAGGATATGGCCGAGAATCTGCCGGCGGCCCTGGAGCAAATCGACTGGAGCAAGTTCGAAGACGCGATTGGCGATCTGGCGGACAGCTTCGGCGATATGTTCGGCGATATCGACCTGACGACGCCGGACGGGTTGGCGGACGTAATCCAGACCATCATCGATCTGGGCGCGGGGCTGATTAAAACCTCGTCCGGCATTATCGACGGACTGAAACCCCTGTTCGAGATCATCGGCGGCTTGGTCAAAGGCTTCGCCGACCTGGACCCCGAAACCCAGAAGATGATTGGGACCTTTCTGGGGTTGGCAACCACGGTCAAT